TACAGAAACTTCAAAACTAAATAGTTCGGTGAACGGAGAAAGTAGCATTAAAAACCAACCTACATGAAATCCCATGCACATTGGACAGTTGAATAATTTTTTAAGTTTTCCTTTGGACGGCCTAATTTTATCAAAGATGTGACCATAAACCAAAATTTGAGTGAGCCCGTAGGCACACAACACAAATGTCACTAATTCCACGCTATCTCCTAAAGTGTGTATAGATAATTTAACGAATAAGGATCTCTAATATAGCCCGGGCGAATTGATCCCTTCTCGGTAGATTGCGGCACTTCTCCAAGTTCTGTAGAGTCTTCTTTATCGGGGTGCACCAACTCGTCATCAGTCATTGAAACAATTGCTTCTGTGGATTCAAAGTATGGGCGTTCTTCGTCGATAAAGTTTGATATATTTACAAGAGCGTGCTTTGCTGCGCTTAAATCCTCTAAGAATGGCTGCTGCATTTGAGCCTCGATTGAGCCAAAATATGCACCAGCTTGGATGGATTCGTCTATCACGATTCCTCTTTTTCTTAGGTGTGTAAATAATCTATTTTGTGCACCATATACTAAATCCGACATAGTTTCCTTGGGAAACGCAACAACCTTATTTGCTCCCGGCGACAACACTATGTCGATGTCTCCATGATCAAAAATCATCAAATCTCCAGAAAGAGATTTGCGTATATTCATTTCAAGTTGAACTATGGCAGATTCGTGACCTCGAACAATTTTAATCTTAACCGGCATCCGCGTATATTTCCTTTACCAATTCTTGTGTTTTCATAATTTTAAACAACGAACGATCGTCTATTTGAGAACTTTTAAAGGTTTCTAAAAAGATATCAATTTTATTAATCTTCTCGACCATATCTGGATCATTTTTTATCTCTTCCGCGGCTGGGGCGTTTGAAATTAATTTTTTCAATCTCGATATTTCTTCATTTAAAAACATCTTGAGAGCCACACCATTATCCACAAAAGATGTTATATATGCATTTAACAATGTTTCCTGTTCATTCAAAAACGAACCCGCATACTTCTCGTTAAACTTTTCAATAAATTTATTAAGTGTCAGCGAATCGATTGTCTCCATATTTCTTTCTGCCTGATGGTTGCACATATTATGCACAATTTGCGATTCTAAGATTACCCTACTTTTTGGGCTCGTGGATAATGAAAAGATTTGATGAATTGTGGCTAAAGTTTTATAATTAGGCACAAACGCGTTGAATGCTGTGGGAGTTAATTCTTTGTTGACATCGTTAATTAAATCAGTTTGTGCTTGAAACAATTTGTTAGGATCGATCATTTTGCTGCTTAGTTTTGCTTCTTTCAGTATCTTTTCCGCTGTTTCTTTATCGAAATTTTGACTTTCATATAGAGAACGATAGTTCATCAAATCTGCATGCAGAGCGGTTCCAACGCTAAAGTGTTTTTTCAGAATACTCATGATTTTATCTTTGGCTTGTGTATCTTTTTTGATTACACTTGCAGTCATCTCTCGCACCAAAGATTCATAAACAAAAGCGGTATTTCTTTTTTTATTGTGCCTATTCTTCATCAATATTCTCCGTTATTTTTTCTTTAAAGCTATGTTCCATATTCTCTATTAGACCGATAATTGAACTGTTGACTTCAAACAGCCTTTCTTCTTCCGATAGCTCTTTCAATTTATAAATAGACTGATCATCTTCATTTATACCAATTCCTATTTTTGGAATAGTGTCAGCAAACATGTTGTCGGTTCCTGGATATTTGGCTCTTCTGGCTCGACCGCGCTTTTCTGTGTTGGCTGCACCTAATTGTTTTTTCAAAAATCCAGCTTTTTTTCTACCATCTTTAGACGGATCAACTGCCACATACTTGCTTTTTTCATATGTTCTAACATCATGCTTTCGAGAACCAGGAGGTACCGCCAACAATGGAGTATCTTCGCCTCCGCCTTCTCCGCCGGTATCGGCGCCAGCATCGCCGGCGGGCATTTCTTCAGGACCACCAGCATCCAGATCAAACTCTCCACCCAAATCACCACCGAGGTCTCCGCCTAGATCTCCACCCAGATCGCCCCCAAGGCCACCACCTTCTGCGCCGGCGGTCGCTTCAGCAACTGCCTGTAAGGAAGCATCATGTTTTCGATCGTAATACATTTCACGCTGATTGCGTGCAAACTCTTCGTGTGACATTCCAAATATATGTTCTGCAACCCATCGACGGGAAAAATAACCCTCGGTGGCAGACCCGGCGATATCAAATTTTGCTTTCCAGTGTTCAATTTCTTGAAGTTCTGCAATTTTTGACAGATTGTTGAGAGCCAAACTGAAGCTCAATAAATCATCGCCGCGGAAACCCAGAGTATAAAGATGGATGATTCCCACCTTTTCTAATTCAGCAATTATGACCCTCTGTAATCTCTGTATGGTTCTGGCGAAACGAATATCCTTCTGTGCCAGTGTTGTCTTATCTTCAGCGGCACCTTCTCCCATTGCGAGATACGCTTGGGGAATTTTTAGCGCGGAAAAGAGTTTATCACGAAGGTATTTGATGTCATCGATTGCTGTAATATTTTGGGCGCCGGCCAATGTTTGGATATCGGTTGCAGATCCGGGTCGCACCGGAATAAAATAATCTTCTTCAATGCTCATGGGATTATAGCGCAAATCAACTCGACCGGATTTGTGGTCGATCACAGAATGCCTTTTAAGTTGAGTGACTACTTTTTCCATATATTGTTCGACTTCGTTCGGTGGAATCGCACCGACATCGACCTTAAAGACCCTTCTTTCTGAGGACCTAACGACACGATAGGCCATCATCGCATCTTCCATTAAAACTAGTTGGCGCCAAATACGTCGGGCCGGCTCTAAGATAGAGGTGCCATATGGAGCATACTTATCGTTACCAAGAATGCGGAAGTGTGCAATTTGCCAGTTTTCAAAAGTCATTCCCGCGGAGTTCCATTGATATTGAACATAATTGGGATTAGTGGCATCTTGACCCTCTAATCTTTCAAGCTCTTGAATCGGAAGAGAGATGGCCGATTTAATACCAAACTTCTCATCAATGTCGAGATATAAAAAGAAATCACCATACTTGCACATTGTTCTGGCCCACCCAAATAGATTGTATTCAATGTTCAAGATATTAGAATACAAGATAGACAACACTGCACGAATTTCTTCATTAGCGCATTTAATATTTAACATAGGCTTCAGTTCAGAATATGTTGTCATCTCGTCAGCATAGATATCCATACTCGATGCTATCTCTGGCATGTACTCCATTTGATCAAAATCCACATATCGCTCTGAGCGTCTTTGGTTGGCGATCGCGTTTGTTGCAATATTGTCTAATGGGTTATAAAGGGTCTTTTTAAATTGTTGTCCCGAAGCAGTCTTAAATCTAGATGAATATTTATCTAAATGCTGTCGCCTAATTCGGCGGCCGGTTTGAGAGCGATAGTTAACAATTGGTCCAGAAAAAAGACGTGTTAATCTTTTAAATAATTCCGACTCTTGATTTGCGGGATTCTTACCTTTTGGTCTTATTCTATTTCTATTGTCTGCCATTTATTCCTCACTTTATGATCCACTTGTATTGATCATATATGTTTTTAGCTTCATCCATTTTATCAAAGATACTGTCTTTTTTGTAGCCTTCTTGGCCTTTAATCTGTGTGTTCATTGTTGTCTTTGTGGTAACTATTGCATTAACGAATGCTTTTTGATAATTAAGATCTCGGGCACTTGATTGGAGTGCTGTATCTCTTACCCAGCAAGCGATTGCTAACGCAATGATAAGGTCGTCATTATAGCCTTTCATTGCTTGTGGTTTACCGTTCCTCCAAATAAAAGTTTTCATCTCGTTAATTGTGCGAGAAGAGTACACTTTAATTAGTTTATTTCTGATAAACTCTTCTAATTTCGCCACTATGAGGGGTCTTGTCTTCATGGAGGTTGTGAATCCTGCGATGGCTGATGTTTTATATTCGGCTTGATGCTGTTCTATATATTCGTGTGTAGACTTGATAGAATAATACAAATTTGGATACCCATGTTCGACAAGCTTATCGAGGACTGTATAGCCGATGTTGTTATTTTCTACCACAAGCATCGCATTTCCAAACTCTCTCCCTACTTGATTCAAGAAATTTGCATACATGTCTGGCGTTGGTTTACCTTGATACTCGCCTATTACTTCGAGAGTCTCTAGTTTGATCATGTGCAATGTTGAATAGTCTGCACCATCGCCACGGGATACATCAGCAACAGCTAGATAATTGCATGATGGATCATATTCTTCCCATATCCAAAAATTGCGATCAAACCCTGTTCTATATTTTGGCTCTCTAACATTATCAAGCATCCACTTCATACAGTCAGGATCAATCACAGTTTCCCCTGATGTGTTGAAGTTGCACTCTAACTCTTGTGCAATTTGGCGTTTGGACATGTTTTTGGTTTCTTTCTTATACCACGCCTCATCTCTATCTGGGTGAACATCCCACATTAAAGTTGTTAAATTAAAATTATTTGAGCCCGTGTCTGCCTCTGTGCATGTTTTGTGGAACCAATTACCGACCCCGTTTGGTGTCGACAGTGCGATACAACGACCACCTGTTGACAATGTTGGATATAGACCAGTCCAAAGCTCCTCTAGACCTTCAATGTGGGCAGCCTCATCTAAAACCAAGAGAGACAGAGCCTCTGAACGACCTGCATCGCCCGATGTAGATGCAGCCTTAATTGATGATCCATTAGAAAGCTCAAATGAGGTGCGATTATCTACACTAATAGATGCAATCTTAACCCAATCAGGCAAATTGCGCATAATGCTTTTAACTTTTTTAACAAGGTTTCCGGCCGTAGCAAACTTTGTCGCCATAACGAGAATTGCTTTGTCGCGATGGAATAACATCATCCATGCAATATAGCCAGCCGTGATTGTAGAGATGCCAAGTTGTCTGGCTTTTAGAATAACATTAAAACGATAATCGTTAAAATCACGTAACAGGTCGTCTTGGAAATCATAAGTATTAAAAAGGATTAGCCCGTGCATCGGGTGAGATATACGGGCATAGTTTGTAAGAAAATAGGCAGGATCTTTACCGCACTTTAATATTTCTTTTACTTGCTGTTTTTTGTCTAATTGAAATGTCATTAATCATTGGAAGGTTTTGGTCTCGTATCATTATCGGGGCGAGTTCCACCTTTGCCGTTCCAACCACCTTGATCTAAAAAGCTTTGCCAGCTTGACTCTGGCTTTGTATCACTTTCGGCTGCAACAGCCATATCTCCATTCAGGCCGCTGACTTTGTAGTGCATCTTAGCAGTGACCCACGAACGAACGCGAGATGAGTTTTCGACACGAATATCAACTTCTCCTTCGTTAGACAAGGATACAGATTTGCCGGTAATCTTCTTATATTCTTTTTGTAAAAATTTCACTATTTCGGCCAACTGTTTTTCAACATCTTCTTCAAACCCATTACCATAGACTTCTTTAAGTTGAACTTCAGCCTGATAAGATAAGCACATCATATTGCCATAAAATTTTACACCAAAGCCGTCCATAACTCTCTTATCAAGAATGGGATCACCCTCTTCTCTTTTGAGGCCGGCCTTGAGGGGTTCTCCATTTTCATCTAAAGCGCCGTCATAAGCGTTGGCTGCAGCTTGTGATAAACCTTGAACAATTTCATATACAGTTGCCATTATACTGGTGCTCCCGGAACAGCGGGTTCTTGATCATCCACATTAGATGCAGAAGCCATCTTTTGCATGTCTGGAATAACTTCATTTTTGAGGACAGTAGCTAAGCGCCCAAGTTCAGAAGACGTGAAATCTTCAGGGTTTTCTTGTCTAATAAGATTTAGTAATTCTACAAACAAAGAAAGAATCTCCCCAACATCATCAGTTTGCTTAATCTCTGGACCAGCAACTCTTTGAAGTTTATCGAGAACGCGAGAACTAAGATCGGCCGCGGACTTGTTTATTGCAGGGTTTTCGTTAAGAAAGAAGCTATCATACTCTCCGCTGTCGAGTGCTTCTCTGATAATACTCTTAAGAATTGTTTTGTTGATTTTCATTTGGTCTCCATCCTTTTAACCATTTTTCTTCCCTGCCTTCAACGTGCATTATATAACACTTACTGCAGCACTCAAACTTAATCAAAGACACATCGTCTTTAACGCTCTTAGGAAAAGCACTACATATGGGGCAGTTTTTTAAAGATTCTCTATTAAGTAGTTTTTTTGATACCTTTATACCATTAACATCTATTTTTTCTTCATGGGCGCGCTTTTTAGCGGAACGCTTATAGAGAGCTTTCATTTGTTCAAGATATTCTTTCTCTTTTTCCTCATCCCAATTAGCTCGCGGATTGACAATCGTTTCGTCGCCATACTTCTTTTTGATCGCCTTTTCGATTGCCGCAATTTTATCATACTTTTTATTACTCATCAATTAAAGGCCCTATATGTTCCATAAGATATAGCTACACCACCAACAATCCCGACAGCTACCCACAAGACAGGGTTTTTCTTGCTCTGTTTTTTCAAAGCATGTGCCAAAGCATCCGCTTCTCTTTCGAGTGACTGAACTCTCATATCATATTCTGATATTAAAGCATCATGACGAATTGTTAGATTCTGAATTTGTAGATCATACTCATTAGCTTGGAGGCCTAATTCATATTTTAACTTAATTTGGCACTGCTGTTCGGCAGTTTGTATTTGCGACAAAATGCTTGCAGTGGCGGTTGGATCAAATAACACACCCTCGAACGGTGCGCATTGGTTTAATCCTAGAAAAGTAAATTTTCCTGTGTCGTTTGCTACTGCGGTGTTACTCCACATACTCAAAATCAAAAGTGTCAGTAATCTCATTTGCTAGTGCCTCCTTGTCTTTTGAGAACAACCTTTCGTAGTCTCTCATTCTTTTTTCTTTTTCTTCTCGCAATTCTTCTTGAGACTGTTCATACTCTTCTCGTATATCCTTCAAAGCTTTCTTATAAACGTCTAAAGCGTGTTCGCGTCGAGCTATTTCTTCACTATGTATCGCTTGTAGTGCTTCAATACGCTCTCTTGTTTCTTCTTTGGAAATCTCATATGCTTTGTGTAATGCGTTATAGTCCATGCGCATCTTAATTGACACAAGCGACAAAGAAAGAATCACAGCTATTTCTTTCCAATTTCTAAGAGCAAATTGTAATACTTTTGCCCACGTCATGCTACCCCCTTAAGTTTAGCGATGCCATCGATGACCGTTTGACCACCAATATAAATAGCAGATATAATTACCCAATCACCAGATTGTAAATCTGAAAATGCCAAGAGCCCTGTGGCTGTCAGCCATACAAGGAATTTTCGTGAGATTATCTTTTCAACGAGTCGATCTAATTTACCTCTAACATATCCCATCATTTTTTACCTCTTTTTTTCTTTTTCTTTTTGCCTTGTTTGGACACAATTGTATCAGCAATTCCATATGCATCGTCCTCATCGGTTCCAGATGCAATTAACTCATCTGCTTTCTTTTCTTTTGCTGTATAAAAGGACTTTACATACTGCTCTTCTTCTTCAAGCTCAACTGAGCTTTCTTCTTCTGGTCAGGTGTGTTTTTCATCAAGCACAATTTTAAGCTCTTCTTTAATAATCTGTTTAAGTTGTTGTTTTGTGATGAAATCTTCATTCATTTGGACACGCGATATACGATTCCATTTAGCATCTTCCATGTTAACTAGTTTTATTACCTGACTTGCAAAAGTCTCAAGATCTTTTATGTCGGGATAATACTCTTTCGCAACATCCGCGCGGTCGTGACCCATGGCCATAGCTTCAAAATCGCCTTGGGCCGTTTCCCATTTATCTGGATTCGATCGATACCAATCCACAGTATCTTTAAGGTTTGTTCCAAATTTGGATTCGCGAAGCTCTTCTTTAATAATCTGTTTAAGTTGTGATTTAGTTACTTTCATTTTGTGAGGTCCCTTGGGGTTCCGAACTTGGGATTTAATTTTGAAAATTCTCTAATAGCACTCTCGACGGCCTCAGCAGTGACGGGGCCCTGATACCACTCAACGAACAGTTCTCTATGTTTCTTGGTTGCTTTTTGCGTTATACCGACTGTCGCACAAATATCATTATATAATGATGTCACACGGCTCGAATCAGCAACGTTGGGGGTGGTTGCCGCTGGTGTCGAAATCTCTGCGGCTGGTTGTTCGGGCATCGATTTTTGTTTTTCCGGTTTTTTAGGTGAAGTATCCATCCACCCTTTCATTGATTTCCACAAATTCATTCTAATCTCCTATGTTGCTAATCCATTCATGCTTAGTATTCGCCCGGTCCGCCGCCGGCGCGGAAGTGTTCATCCCACAAATTAATTGCAGCAAGAAACACATCATCGTCTTTGGTGTCATCGTAAACGCCAAGCTGGGTGGTTCCATCGCTTGCAATGGCGTGTGTTCGTGCTGGCACTTCAGTGTATTCGCCATCTGGAGTGTTGTAGGACAATATACCGTCATCTAGTTTTATGTTAAATACTCTTTTGGCTTTCTCTTCACCCAGAAATACCTTTTCGTATTCTTCTACTGCAAAGCATTTACCGTGTATTTCTGGTTCGTAGCCTTTACCACATATCAAATTTATCAGTTCAGGTTGTTCGTATATGGTAAGATTGCCGACTGCGCGACCAGGACCT